GGTCCCGTGATAGTGCCACGGTCCTCGCCGCCGCCGTAGGCAACTTCAGCCTTTCCAGTCAGCGGGTCAGTCCGAAGCAGCGTGTCATTGTCGAGCTTGGTAAAGCCGTAGTTCTTCTTTTCCAGCGCCTGAGCAAGGATCGTCTTGCCTGCCTCTGGATTCAGCACGGCGAGCATGGCTTTCTGCGGACCCACGATGGGAACCAGCGCCCTATACTGAGCACTGAGGCTCTGCTGGGCATAGCTTTGCGGATCAGTGCGGTTGCCAGTCAACGCGCCGATGATCGAGCCGCCGTTGCCGATGCTCTGAAGGCCGGTGTTTAGACGGTCGAAGAACCCGTCAGGTCGCCCGCCGAGTGCATACGGCAGTTGATCCTGCTGTTGCGGCTGAAGTGCCACGCGGCTCTGTGCTGAGACATCAGTCGGCGTCTGAGGGGCATAATCAGAAGCGCTTCCGACCTGCGGCATCTGATAACCGCCAATATTTATTGAGCGCAGGGGCGGCTCAGGCTGGGCCTGCTGTGGCAGCTGAGGCGTAACCGGCTGCGGGGCCGAACCTTGAGGGCCAAGCGATGGAATACCAGCAACTGGAGCCGCCGCAACACCGCCGTTAAACACAGACGGAGGCGAGAACTGCGCCGGCGTCGGCATATTCATCTGAGGGATCGGGCCGAACGGATTGGGCGCATCTGGCGTGACGCCGGTATAATTGCCCATCGCGTCATACTGCGGCTGCGGAGTAGCCTGAGGCGTTAGCAACGGGCTCTGGTAGAGCGGCGAGTTGAGATAGCTCAACAGGCCACCAACGCCATTGCCGGCGTCGGGAGGAGAAAGGTAGTCGAGCAGCCCAGCCACTTATGCAGCCTCCACAGCCTTGTCAGTCGCAAGCTTGTAGTCCACGGCCTTAAACCCGTTGATTTCTTCGACAGCCTCAGGCGTTTCCCTCTCGACATCTTGAGCCATGAGGCCGATCTGGAACGCTGGCTGGCCGATATAGCGATAGCGATAGACCGGAGTGCCGTCGAATAGCGTTCCAACCTGCTCAACGTCTTCCTTCAGACGGCGATCGGAGAAGAATTTTGCCATGCCGGCGATAGAACCGCCTCCACCCTGACCTCCGCCACCGAACAGGCCAGTCAGACCGTTTGCAATCATGCCGAACTGTTGAGCGCCGGACATCTGGTTGGTCGTATTGCTCGTTCCGCTCGACGTGCCGCCAAGTCCCGCAATAGGAACACCAATTTGAGCGAGTAGCCCTAGATTCTGGAGTGGGATACCGAGCCGCTGAGCTTCAGCCGCAAGCGTGTTGCTGGCGCCGGAATTGAGCGCCTCCTGACCAGCACCGATCGAAGCCAAGCCAGCGCCACGATTAGAGAGATCTTGCTGTTGAAGGCCGCTCAGAAGACCAGAGTTCGTGTTGCCGGCGTTGTAAAGATTGCCGGCCGCGCCCTGCTGGTTCTGGACGTTCTGATTGTACTGTGCCGCAATCGTCGGGGCGATGCCCTGCATGATGCCGCGGCCGAGGGCTTGCGAGTTGCCGCCGCTGAAGTCACGCCCCGCGGCCGCAAACGATCCGTTCACCCGGTTGGTGATGTCGCTCGTCAGCGTCGAGAGCGCGTCCTTCAGCCCCGGCGTGTCGTAGGGGTTATAGTTCGTGTTCGACGCCAGAGGCTGCATGGCCTTCTGATAGTCGAGATAGTTCTGATTGATCGCGCCAGCCTGGTTCATAGCACCGCCGCCGCCAAGCAGGTTCTTCGTGTAGTCCTGCACGGCCGGCGCATACTGACCGACATTCGCGCCATTCTGCTCGATCGTGTTGAGAGCGTTGGTCTGAGCGTTGGTGATGCCGGTCTGAGGCAAATAGCTATTGAGCTGGCCGAGGATGCCCGTAAGAGTGCCCTGGGCGGGCGCCCAAGGATTGGTCTCGGACTGCTGCTTGGTCTCTGATTTGCTAGTTCCGCCCAAGGCGCTTCTCCAAGATGACGTGTTCGGCCCGATAGCCGGTCAACACCCGCTCCCAACCCTTGCGGCCATAGATCCGCATGGAAGAGCAGCCTTCATTTTCCGCATACTTCTCGATCTCGGCGAACAGCGGCAGCCACTTGTCGCGGTCATGGCCCGCGCACGCCGTCAACGTACAAACCTTGCTGAGGGGCTTGCTCAACTCTGTGGTTGCCGCTGCGAGGATGTCCTTGCCGTCCCAGGCTATCCAGACAAGAGAGGCGCCCCTGAGAACGTCCGCCTCGATGTCTGCGAAGCTGCTCAACCCTGTTTGCTCAACTGCCGCCCTTATCTTGTCCCGCACATGCGGCCACATCTCATCGACCCGAGCCGGATCGACGCAAATCAGGTCAGGCGGCTTCATAAACGCCGCTCAAAAAGAGCGTCTTCCCGTCCGCGCCTGGATAGGTGCCGTCGGTCTTGAAGATGTCGGCGCGCGTTGATGAGGCGGCAATACGAGCATGCAGCTCGATGCCGGCCGTGTCATCTCGTGCAGACAAGCTGAAATTGGCATTTGCGGCAGTTGCCGGGAGCGTAGCTCGCACCCAAGAGGACGCCGTTCCGTTGGTCGTGATGATAATTGTGACGGTAAAGAATGTAGTCTTGCCAATTTGCTTGTACCGGCCAGTCCCTGAAACTGTAGTGAACGCGCCGCCTGCCGCATCGATAGTCGGAGTGTAGGCCGCCCACGCGGTGCCGGTATCGCCGGTCCCGCCATTCGCAACGGGAAGCGTGCCAGAAACCTCCGACCCCAAGGCGATCGTGGCGGCGTGATTCTTGATGAGCTTGCCCGTGGTCCCGTCGTAAACAGCAAATCCGTTGTTCGTTGCACTGGCAGGGCCAACCACGAAAGTCGCCGCACTAGCTTGCAGCGCTGCAATGTCCGCCGTGTTGGTCGCGATGTCGGAAACAGCTCCGTCAAGCTTTGGCCCGACCTGCTGAAGCGACATCACGAGTTTCTTCGGATCACTCTCAAGCGTGCCAGGAACATAGGTAGCCATCAGGTCAAGCCCTCTTGCTTAACATCAGGCTCAACACCGGCCGCGAAGGTCCACGCCGTAGATGCTGGGATGCGAAGCTTAAACCGCGAGTAGCGAGTTGACCGCCGCATGTCGCATCGGCCAGTCCGCGAGTTGCGCGCGATCTCCGTCGTGTAGGTCGGAGTATCCTGCTGCGTTTCACGATAGGACGCGGAACCGTAAAACGATGGCGCATCCGTGATCGGCCGAAACCCAAGAACCGTAATCCGCCGGCCGTCCGTGCCCTGCTCCGCACTTTCAAACGTCGCTTCCAGGTTCGAGCCCGAGAAGAACCCCATCTTGTGAGCGCTAGAGAACTGAGCAATCAGGGGCTGCGTTGCGACCGCGAAGCTGTCCAGCGAGGCTGCGAGCGCATCTATTGATGATGAGATCGAATCCAATGCCTCAAGTGTGAGGCCAGGCTGAGACAAACCGAGCAGGTATTCCCCGCTCATGTCAATGGTGAACCATCGATCAAGAACGTAGTCATAGCCAATGATCTTGTCGTACAATCCAGATTGACCCGACGTAGATCTATAGGCCCAAAACACGCGTGTTCCGCGCGGATCAGAAGCGCCGATGAACATCCGCAATTGCGTTTTGTCGAGATCGGTAAAGAAGGTTCGGTCAACCTTCTCACGCCCGATCGGCTCTGGAAGACCCCCCGGAGCAATCTTGAAGAAGCCTTGCGCGGAATGAAAGAACGTATGTATGCCAGCCCGCACGATGCTGTAGGGCGCGAATAGGCCTTGATCCTGAGCGATGCGCTCGATCTGGAAGATCAAATCAGATCCGGGGATGTAGGACATCCGCCGAATAGCCTGATCCTGAAATACCGTTCCGAACTCGCCGCCGGCAACACCGCGCACAATGCCGCCATCCGGGAAGTCCTGATAATCTGACGAATTGACGCCGGCAGTCCAGCCCGTGGTATCGTTCAGCGCGGACCACTGAATGCGAAAAGGATTAGAAAGCAGCCCTGAAAGCACCAGGAAGCGGCCCACGACCGAAATGTAAGCCGCCTGAGGCGGAGAACCGGCATTATCAGCAAAGACAGAAGATGTTCCCAGCGTATAGGTTTGCAGAACGTCGTTTTTCTGCGTCGCCTTCACCAGATTGCCGAACTGCACAAACTGCCATTGCGCATCGTCTGACAGCGTCGAATAGAGATGCGTAACCGAATGCGTTCCGGTCCCTGTCGTCGCGGTATTGATCGCAGCGCCGCCCGGCGTGGCCGAAATCGTATAGGTGTTCGCGCTCAGAACTGTCTTGACGTAATAGACTGTCCCGGCTGTGATTGCAGCTGGCAGCGCGCCGCCGGAGTTGGAAAATACCTTCGGCTCGTTAGCAGCGGAATCGTGGTTGTTCTCAGTGATGACGCCAGGGCTTGCAGCCGATATGGTGCAAGTCGTGGTTCTCGAAACCGGAATCCACGAATAATCCGTGTTGTTCGCCAGATAGAGCCGCTTCGACGTGCCGGCAAAGACGGCAACCGAGCCATCAGACTTCAGCGCATAGAACGCACCGCGACAGGTATCTGGTAGGGCCTGCGAGAGAATGGCGAAGTCAGGAAAGGGCCCGTAACCATCCGCCCGCGGCAGCACGTTGTTGATGTCGTGCGCGTTGGTTTGGCTTTCATAGTCTGACGCGTCCGGGTGCCAAGCTCCGAAGGGCAGGAGCGGCATTTAGGGGGTAATCCCCGTCACGCGGATTGCCATGCCCTGCCGCTCGTTGAAATCAAGATTGTTGATCTCGTCAAACACCTCATCGCGCCGCGCCTTCCATAGGCCGGCGGGGTCAACGTCCTTGTTGAAGGCGTTCGCCTCGGCGAGAGAGCCGAACAGATAGGCGTCGAAATGATTGGTGTAGAGCCAGTTCAGGGCGCTCGCGAGGGCCGTCGTGCGCTGATAGTAGGTGAATGTCAGCGCAGTATCATCGAGCGGCTTGACCCGTAAGGACGAGCCCTCGATCGTGAAAATCGTCGGAATATCTGACGCGCCGTCTGGATACCAGCTCGCCCAGATCGGAGGCGCCACATATTCCAATTCTCGAGTTGGCGATCCCGACCATGTCACGCGACGATAACCGAAGAAGTCACTCGGCAATGTCGCAACGCCGCTCGATGGCGTCAGCGTCGTCGTCGTCTCTTGAGGGCGAACCTTCAGCCGACGAGCCGCAGCGCACTCAAACAGGCGGATGAAGTCGGGAATGTAGTTCGTGAGGTCGTCACGAGCCAGCCAGTTCGCAATTTGCGTTTGAAGATCGGCGTAGGTCGAAAAGCTCACCGCGCGCTCCAGCCCGCTTGCAGCTTCGGCCGATCGACTCGCAAATAGGCCCACTCAGGATCTTGCAGCTTGCGATGCACGATCTCGTCAAACTCCGGCGTGAACATGCGCAAGGACGTGTTGCCCTTGGCGTGCTCCTCATCCAACCATTTCACGTAGATCACGTTCGGGATGCGGGCGACGTGACGCCCCCAGTCCGCGTTCTGGTCCTCGCGCCGCGCTTCCTTGTTCCACTCCAGAATGGGTTCAACGTCCTGGATGTGCTCAATCGCAAGGTCTTTGCCGTTGCTGTCGAGGTGGAAGCGAACGTTCGTCACAGGCACTCCGTCACGTAGAGCGTGCCGCCCGACGACACCTGAACCGCCTTCGGCTTCTGCCCTGGCGTGACCGTCACGTATTCCGCAGAATACGCGACCATATAGGTGCCATTCGAGCTGGTTGGCGTCGAGCCGTCAGTCGTCACAAATGCGTCCGTCGTGGTGAGGAGCCGCAACTTTGTCACACCATCGGAAACGCCATTTGTGATCGTGCCGGCAGTGCCGGTGTACGCGACGTTCTGGGTCGTGCCCCAGCGCCCGGTCCCAATGTACTGCTGCGACATGGATCAATACCTGATGACGGCGAAGAACATCGCAGGGCAGGTCGTGGACGAGGCGCCGTCCGAGATGAACTCGATATTGTCGTCCTCGTTGACGACGTTCGCCGCGGTCGGGATAGCGGTGTCAACGTCACCGGCGGCCGAACCTGACTGCGTGATGGTCCAGGAGCCGTTCGTGATCGAGGTGCCAGCGATCTTGCTGGTCACAGCGGAATCGGCGCCCGTGATCGCGTTGTAAATCACCGAGCCCATCTTGACGATGGTCCCGCGGACGGGTGCAACAGCGAACGCGCTCGACGCCGCGCTGATGTCGGCAGCATAGGCCCAAACGATCTTTTCGTTGATCGGATGGTTGGTCGGAAGTGCCATTTAGGTTTCTCCAATCTTGACCAGATGTTCTGAAAGGCACCCACGGAAGGTCTTAGAGCCGTGGTGCCCCAGCTCTATCGTCGGATCGAGGTAAACAGGGATGCCAAGCGCGCGGATGTCGGCCCAAAATGCCATATCCTCCCCACGGAAATTCCCGTCTTCGACATCACAACGGAAGATGTGCGGGATCGGATCTTTGACATCCGGGAAGCGCAGTTTCGGCGCGCGATCGGCGAGCTTTTCGATCACATGGCGCTGGATGCACGCAAAGCCTAGCCCAGTTCCGACATTCGGCAGGAGCCCGAGGTCGTTGGTCGCAACGCTCTCTTGTCCTGCTGAGTTGACGAAAAACTGAATAGGGTCTTTCTTCGCTGGGTAGGCCCCAATCACCACATCGACTTGCG